TTGACGTATTATGTTAAATGTCAGTACCGATGTGAATCAGCGCTAACTATAAATTAAAAGGAATGAAAATGGCTTTATTAAATACAGGTGCTTGGTTAGCGCTACGAAAGAAATTTACACCGAAAACTTTTACTCTTGATGTGCTTCAAGATGTTGAGTTTGAAGCAATCGCATTAACAGAAGATTTAGAGGCGATTGTTCGCAGTGCTGAAACGTATAGCGAAATGATGTTGTTAGCGGCTGATTATGGTTTGTCGTCTGATGGTGTTCGAGCGCATGATGACCCTGAATTGCTTCCTCTTGTTCGTGAATTATGGGATGCGGAAGAGTTCCAAGCAGACTGCGAGCCAAGCGTTAAACATCAGGTAGGCGAAAAGGTTTGTGACATTTCAGGTATGAGTGAATTTATCGCAGTAATCAAACAGGTGGAAGAAGAAGCGGAACTGGCGGTGCTTGAAAGAGAAGAAGCCGCAAAGCTAGAGGCCGAAGCGCTTGAGCAAGAGCTAGCGGGTACGACTATTATTAACGGTGATGATGAGTTGCCTGATGTTGATCTCGGTACATTACACGCAGACAGAGCAAGCTACGTTGCATAACAAAAGGAAATAGACCATGTCACAAGTAAAAAAATTCACGGCAAAAATTGAAGATGATTACGGTGTTTACCCGGCAGCATTGATCGCCATTCTAGCTTATGATGCAACGTCACAAAGTTCGGAGCGTTCGGTTGATGGGTTTGATTACACAGAAAAAGCCGCCTCTATTGGTATTTTAGAATACGAAGGGAGTTATTATCAGTCCAGCGATTCACGTATGGCGGGCAAGAAGTCAAAGCCGTTATTAAATAGTGATGATAAATTTATTATTGCTGTTGATTTAGAACACCCCGAGTCAGTGTCATTGATTAATGGCAGCGGCTTAGTTGGCCGTGAATTATCGTTTAATTTAATCATTGCTGATATAAAGCGTAAATTCAACTTAGCATAAAGACGGGGCGCAGTATGGAAGATAAACAAAATACCGCGCCTAAGTTTAGCGACTTGGCGCAGTTAACAAAGTGTAACGGTGTAAAGCTCGACGCGGTGGTTAGTTTGCTTGGTGCTTTGTGTGACTCTAATGATGATATAGTCAAGTACAAGAAGGAGCAGAAAGAGGGCGATATTACTTTCAGGAGACGCACAAACAGGCACAGCAAGCAAAGTACATGGTTAAATATTATTAGTATTGTTATTGCATGTGTGGCGTTGGCTATAAGCTTAGATGCGCCTGTAGTAGGTGCTATAAGTTCGTTTTTTACGGGTGGTGCTTTATAATGGGTATAATCGCAGCGTTAAAGGCAATATTTACCGGTAGCGGTGCGGTTAAATCTATTGAGAATATAGCTTCTGAATGGATAGAAACCGAAAAAGAAAGCGCCGAAGCTAAAGTATTAATGGTAAAGACGTTAGACCCAAACGGGTTAATGCGTCGTGATTTATCTAACAGGGTAGCAACTTTGTATAGTATTTATCTTATGACAGCTTTGGTATTGTTGACGCTTGAGTTTTTCGGGTTCGGTAACTCGTTTGCTATTGAAGAGGTAACAACAAAGCTAACTGATTTGTTTTTGCCTATCAGTACATTGTTCGGATTGATAGTTAGCGCTAGCTTTGGGGTTAACTATCACAACGTAAAGAACGGCAAATGAAAAACTACACAGTATTAATTTCAATAGTCGTTATAGCGCTCGCCTTGGTTGTCGGTTGTACGATAGTTAAAGTGAGTGTTAACGCTGAAAAAGATAAAAAAGAAACGTGCATTCGACTGGTGGCTGGAAAGCCTATTGTATGTCGGGTGGTAGAAGATTAAGAAACTACCCTTGTGGGGTGGTATAACATCAAGGGTTTATTGTGATAACTAGACCAATAACAAGCAAGATAACACAAGCTATCACTAGGGCTATTTCAGGTGGTTCAGGCGGTGGCATACCAAACAGATACTTCTCACTACTTGACCCAGTGCTTGATTCTCACTATGTGCTGTCTACGCCTATTGACATGCAATCAGGAGACACTGCCAGTATCGAGTTTGTAGCACCTGTAGGCATCATTGGGACTAGTGGCTACATCTTTGGCGGTTCTGGTGCTACGGGTCGTGGGTATGTATTCTTAAATACTTTAGGTACCTTTCAAGTCAATGAAGCAGTAATCTCCACCCTAGAGTTGGACGGAGTTGGGGTGGCTCTTAATTCTGCTTACCCTTTAGACGGTAAACTGCATACATTAAAAGTTACGTATTCCTCCACTGCCACAATTGGATTCATAGGGTGTAGGTATACAGTCTCATTGTTTTTCGATGGAATTCTAGCTAACGCTAAATTCACAGATAATTCAGGTACGCCAGTAACAACCACATTCAAACTTGATACTGCTACGGGTAATGTTGAGCAATCAGTCGAGGGTAACAATACACTAACCTACGTCAATATCCTTGAGTCTAATCGTGAAGAATATCAGCTATCTAACGATGAAACCCAGTGGAATAACCTAAACCCTATTAATTTACCTACTGTAATCGAGGTAGCAGAGTCAGCACCAGTGCCATCGGGGCAGTTGACGTTTCTTTCACTTGAGGAGATAGCAAGTCCTAGATTATTTGGTGCAGGGACTCATCAATTTAATTTAACTGCGCCTGCTGAAACGGATGGGGTTGTATTTGTCACACTGGTTCAGAAAAAAAATCAGGGCGTTAATATTACAGATATTAAAGTTGATGGCGGCGCTGTTGTTGATGCACTGCATAGCGTAGACAGTAATCCAAACCTAGCAACTAATCAGTTAACCGTATTTGAGGATAAAACATTTGTGGCGGGTGCTCATACTGTAGATATGTCTAATCTTGATGGTATGGACGGGTGTTCAATTGTTGCCGTTTACTACAAAAACTACACAGGGTTTACGGGTAACTTCACAAGCAATGCAGCGACAGGCGTTCAAGCTCAACAGTTAATATTAGGTAACGCTAACTGGGCAGTAACGACTGGTAATCGCGGTCTTAATATTATTTTTGCAGGTGGTTTAACTAATCTCGTATCTGAGACAGCTAATGCTGAATACTCAGATGGAATCGCAGAATACGGCACAACTGACGTTAACGACAACAACTTTAACGGCAAGTTGAAAACTGCTGTAGATTTAGATTTTGCTACTGCTTCATCTAATCAGCAGTGGGCTATTGATTGGGACGGTGCAGGCGTTACTGCCGAAGTAATGGTTTTGGCTGGCGAATTAAGTAACACATAAGGGTTATCATGTACTATCTAATGCACAAAGACTTTGCTGCACCGCTGACGGATTTATATCCAAGTGCGGCACAGTACGACAATAATGAGGTAAGATTGATAGGTGAAATGCCTAAAGACTTTAAAGGTGAAATAGTTAGACTGTACAAGGATGTAAGCACGACTACTGGTTTACTAGATGCTATTTACAAGCTAAGAAATGAAGTTAACACGGGTAAATTAGTTATGCTTAGAAAAGATCAAGGCAGGTGGTTATGTAAAAATCATCCTGCATTTATGTCAACAGAAGATGAGGATTAAATATGCAATTATTAAACGGTATTGAAACACCACTAACAACAAAAGGCGATCATGTTGTTACGGTAAGGTTAAACGGTGGAACTGCTAAGATTCAGTATAAGGTTAGAGAGGGTATGGCTATGGCTGATCTTCCTGATTCTTCATACAGCCTAACAGATATTGATGAGGTAAAGACCTTGCCAGCATGTACACTAATGGCTGTGATAGTCGGTGACGCTACAGTTGATATTAATCAAGCTAGCATGTAATTAGTATGCAAAAACAAAAGCACCTTAAGGGTGTTTTTTTTGTGTTAATATATAAGTAAATAAGGCTATTTTAAGGCTAATTATGGCAACTAGACCACCAACAAAGACAACGATGACAGCGGCAACTAGAAAGCGAATGCCAGCAAGGGGTAAGAGTGAGCGAACCAAAATACTTGAAGCAATGAGGCGATGCGGAAAGACAGAGGATGGGTTCTACGACTTGTTGATAACTAAGAGTCACGATGAGGAAGACAGCTTCACATTTAAGGAGTTGTTGATTCGATTATCACCAGTGCCAAAAGCTGTCAATCCCTTGTATGAGTTTCCTTTTGATGAAAAGGGCAGCCATCATAAGCAGTCGATGCAGATAGTATCAGCAATTGCTAGTGGCAAAATACCCTCTGACATTGGCCACAGCATCATCAATACAATATCGTCTATGCTTAATATACAAGAAAAGACTGATTTTGAAGAAAGACTTAAGGCGATAGAAGATGCTAGCAAGCAGGATTAACAGATTAAATAAGGTTGAATCATCAGTTAAGTTTGGTGATGGTAGTTACACTTCTAGTGTTATAGGGTTTGTATGCCCGTTATCAAAAAACCTATCATCCACCTATCATTTGGTTAATGGGGCATGGGAGGCTACGATAAAAGAGCCGACTGTATTCTTCCCCCAAATTGTAAAGCCTATGTTTTTAAATCCTAAAAGGTTTATGGCGCTGATAGGTGGTCGCGGCTCTGGTAAGACATTGGTTGAGGGTGATCACGGACTAATCAATATGCACGACTTAGGCAGGAATATGATGTGTATTCGTGAATTTCAGTCGTCGGTATCTGATAGTGTTCATGCGGTACTTGGTTCAGAAATAAACAGGCTAGAGCTTGATAATTCTGATGTGACAGAAAGGACGATTAAATTTACTCACAATAACGCTATGGCTAGATTTATGGGCTTAAGTAGAAATCCTGAATCAGTTAAGTCAGCGTTTGGTTTTTTGGACTGGTGGGTAGAAGAAGCCCAATTCCTAAGTGAAAAATCATTAAGGGTATTAACGCCAACGGCGCGTAAAAAGCCTAAAAAAGGACTACCAGGTAAACAGAAAGAGATCGAAGTTAATGAAGTTGATATGAACGATGTTCGCATGGTCTTTTGTGCCAACCCTGCTTCAAGCGAGGATCCATTCAGCAAGCGTTTTATAGTACCATTCAAAACTGAATTAGATTCGTGCGGTATTTATGAGGATGATCTACATTTAATCATTAAAATGAATTGGTCAGATAATCCGTGGTTTCATGAGTCTGGCTTAGATGATGAAAGGTTGTTCGACCTTAAAAACTTACCTCGTTCGACTTATGACTGGGTGTGGGAGGGTGGCTTCAATGATGAGATTGAAAACGGACTTATTAAGCCTGAGTGGTTTGATGCTTGTATCGATGCTCATGTCAGTTTAGGTATGAAAGAGTTTGGCGTGTCAAAGGTTACGCATGACCCCTCGGACTTAGGAAACGATCCGAAAGCGACAGTGGTTCGTAAGGGTAATATAATAACCAACGCAATGCAGCGTACTGATTTGGATGTTAACGAAGGCAGTGACTGGGCGCTTGGTGTTGCTATCAATGAGAATGCAGATCAATATGAGTGGGATGTGGGCGGCTTAGGCTTAACATTAAAGCGTGATGTAAATAACGCGCTCGATAATAAAAGAATAACCGTTCACCAGTTTAACGGAGCAGCTAAAGTTGACCATCCTAAAACGCCTTATGAATCATCAGGGGCATCAAACGTAGTACAACAAAAAACGTGGGAGCAAGTTTGTAAGAACTTACGCGCCCAATGCTATTTAAAACTAAGAGATAGGGTTTACAGG